AAAAAAACTATTGACCCGTAAAAAGGTTTCTCTATAATACGCCCCACTTGCCCGGATAGCTCAGTCGGTAGAGCAGAGGATTGAAAATCCTCGTGTCGGCGGTTCGATTCCGTCTCCGGGCACCATGTTTAAAGAAAACCTGCTTTTATAGCAGGTTTTTTTTTGCCTAAAATGTGCCTAAATAGGCACAAAGGCTACCTTGCTGCTTTATGCCTTTCAATTTTCGTCTTGTATTTATTTCTCATACTTTCTGTTTTGTGACCAGCGATGTGATCGCTTTCTGCGTCAGATACACCTTTTGATTTAAGAAGGTGCAAACTCCAAAAGTTATCTTTTAAGTCACGCTCTGCCATTGTTTCTTTTAAGCGGTGCATGGCGGTTCGTAAGCCAGACAAGCTGAGCTTGTATCCTGTTGAGCTGATGATCAAGGGTACGTCTTTGCCGTTGGCCTTGTGCTTTTCTAGTATTGAGACAGCGGCCTGATAAGCCTTGTACAGTCTATCTGACCATTCTATGAAGTTGTTTTTGCTCCCTTTGCGACGAGTGACATAAATTCCACCATTAATGGGATCAGGATCAATGTGTGACGTTCTTAGGTCTAACGTTTCAACACCTCTAGATGCGATTAGGTAAGTGAGCTCAAAAAAGAGGGGAAGGTATTCAGATAGCTCGGCGGCAATCTGGTATTGAATATCATATTCTTCGTCGGTTACGTAGCGTTCGTTTTCATCGACTTTGAATTTTTTCACTTTAAATGGGCTGTCTGTAATGCCTAGGTCATCTATGTGTTCAATGGCCCATCTGGTAGCGGAGTGAAGCAATGATACTTCTTGGTTGATGGTTGATGTGCCTTTTAGCCCTTCGGCTATCATGTTATCTAGTCGTTTGTCTGCTAGTCGTCTTACCATGGGTTTCGTGATGGTAATGATGGGCAAGTCACCGAATGTGATGTCTTTTCCATTAGCGGCAATAGGGTGCTCTAACACTTTCACTAGAGATTTGGTTCTATGATGTGTTGTCGACGCGAGAGCTCTGAATTGGCTAGAGTTAAGGTATTGATCAATAATCCATTTCAATGTGTGCTTATCTGCCCCTGTGCGTGCTGTGAGGCTGGTTTTGGCTGACAGGTATGCAGATAGAATTCTTTCTTCAGAATCTTTAACAGAACCTAATCGAACAGGCGGCTTCAAAAAACCATAGCTGTCTACGTCGATAACCGTTCTGTCTTCTGCAGTAATTCTTGGTCGCCAAACAATACGCCCATTCACTTCACGGACGTATTTTGGCCATTTGTTGTTTTTTTTAGGCATTGTATCAGCGTATTTCTATTGTCATTTTTTCGGTTTGAGGGAGTGCGGTTCTGCTTAACCCCATGGTGTGGTTTAGCGCATCTTCTGTTGTAAATGGTCTGCCGCGCTTACCGATGATATAAGGAATACCAGCTCGACTTAGGCGAACCACTACATCCTCGATCGACACTCCGCCAACGACTTCTTTCAGCTTTTCGTATTCAACAATCATTGTTTAGCCCTCCTGTTAGCGAGTAAAAAGTCGCATGTTTCTTTGTTAAGAAATACCGCATTTCTATCGCCTTTCGGTGTATCTACTGGAAATGAATTCTTCAGTGATTTAGGCGTGTTTCTTAATGTTGATCCGCTCCAGGTCACTCTAAGCCGCTTATAAATATCTTTAGCGCAAAACCAGAGTTGCCCATTTTTGTCTCTATGGCTTCTGATGTTTAAGTATTGATCATCCATAATATGTTTCCATTCGTTGTCGTTATTAACCGTTTTCGTATTCGTAGTCTTTGACTTCTTGCTCGAGCAGTTCGATTTTTGCTTCGAGTCGGTCGCGTTCTTCGAATACGTTGTAGTTAGCAATTTCAACGACTTTGAGACTTTTGGTTTCAACCAAGGTGTCAAAGGGAGGCGTATCCCCTTGGTATTTAATCACCAGAGTTTGGTATTGGGACATGGGTTATTCTCCTAGTTTTTTGTTGGAGGTATCCCTAGGTATACCAAAACCATCAAAAACAGGCCTATTTAGCTCCTTGGTGGCGTAAAGTATGGCGTTATCGTCCGAAAAAAGTGTTTTTCTGGCTCTTGTCCACTGTATGCCGGTTAGGTCAATAAGGGGTTTTGCGGCGATATATTCAATACTTTCATGTTCAACAACGTCCAAGGTAAGGCCATGAAAGTTGATAAGTCGGGTAGCAGTAGTCTCTAGATTGTTGGCATTCATTTTCATTTCCTTTTTTTGTAGCTTTAGCGTTTAAAAATCCAGCATCGAACGGCTCGCTCTTCTATGCGTGATTTAACGGGTTTGTTTTCGATGTACTCTCTTTTTTTACTGGTGGTAAGCTGTCTGCGTAGCTCTTTTGGTTCCATAAAGGGCAAGTTGTGTACTTTGCACATGCTATGGAAGTGCTCTAGGTTGACCGCGATCTGTTGGTCTGGGTTTTTAGAATGGTTCATTTGGTGTTCTATGTTGACGGCATAGCCACCCGAGCCGGGCTTGGTGTCTAAGTAGTCAAATTGCGCCCAAAATTGTTGTACGACTTGGCTGTCTGCGTTTAAGGCTTGTTGGCGGTGTGTTGCCATGCTTTCTAGCATGGTGTGTACGTTTGCCATGTCGTGTTCTGTAATGGCTGGATAAAGCACGGCTAGGCAATCTGCAAAGGCCATGACTTTGGCGTGGTTGTCGACGATACGGTTTAGCTTTATGTCTGGGTTGTTGGTGAGTGTTTTTTGATGACGAGCAAAGCTTTCTTTGAAGGCTTTTAGTATTTGGTCAGCGTATTGCACGGCATTCAGTATGAAGCCGTTTACCTCTGATATGGGCATTCTGTTCAGTCGGCCTGCGGCTTCGTAGCCTTGTGGGCTGTGGTGGCTTGTGTCGAAGTTAAGGTGGGTAATACGAGTTAATATAGCCTCAGATGCCTGCACAGGAATGTTCTGAACGATCATCAATCCCGCTTTGAAGGCTGGCTTTTTGGTGCTGTTGTCTTGGGATTTAATGCCCGTTACTCGGCCAAATTCACCCTCGAAAAGGTCTTTCTGTTCATCCCAGTTAAAGCGCTTAACATGGCTGTTCTTGTCGTCGTTTTCGTTGTCAGTCTCGTTGAATACGACGGGCAAATTGCTCACTTCGGCCATCTTGCGTGTGCGGCCAGCAAGGGTAGATGAGTTCGGGTTAAACGATTCGCCATCTTTGCCGTATAGCTTCCACATGAAGTCGACCAAACTGGATTTACCAGAAGCCGCTTCACCGATCAATTCAAAGAATGGGTAGGAGCTGTATTCGTCGCGTACTTGTTCGACAAATAAGCAGCCAAACCACCAAGACAAGGCGACTAAACCTTTGGTACCGAACGCGGTTTTAAAGTCTGGTACCCAGTCTGTATTTTCTTTTTGCGATAGGGTTTGTTTAATGTCTACGGTGGTTTTTATGCCCTGTTTTTTCAATTCAAAGAAAGACTGATTATTGAGTTTGAGTACTTTTTTTCCTTCCACTGCGAAGTTGTTGAATACATAGGTTTTGCTCGGCTTGTCATAGCCAACAAAGTCCAATGTTCGAACTTCTTTGATGTTGTAACGTGTCCATTCACGGTAAAGCCAATCAAGGTCTGCAGCAGTACCAGTAAACAATGCACCAGGTATGCGCATGGCGGATTTTTTGAAGTCGCTCGCCGCGCTTATGGTTTTATGTGTGAAGGCTATTTGGCGTTCTTGGCCGTGGTTAGCAAGTATGAAGCGAAAGAAGTACTGGCCGTCTTCGCCGTTGTCTGGCTGCTGGAAATACAGGTAGTCCATACTAAATGTAGCGACTTCACGCATTTTTACTGACTGGCTAAAGGCGGTTTTATCGCACTCTTTGCGGATGTTGTCGGTGGATTTTTCGCGTAGTTCTTCTACTGCTTTTTGGTTTAAATCCATTGGATCTAAACCTTCACGAGCGGCCCAATAAGCCAACGCGACTTTGCCATGCTCTTCTTTGTTGATGGATGCTGCATAGGTGCGGTTTTTGAAGGTAAAAATAAAATAACCACGTTCTGGATTGCGTTCCCACATGATTTGGGCTTTTTCATTGGCACTTTGCGCTAGGGCTAAATTGCCAAGATAACGGTATTTGTTTAGGTGTTGTTCTGTGAGTTTTCCTACTTTGTGTAGGTCATTCCAATCGGCTTTTTGGTCATTGTCACTAGATAGGGCAGCAGCAACGTTCTCGCCCAATTCGCGTAATGTTTGACTGTGTTTTTCTAAGGCTTTTCGACCTGCATAGTCGTTATCAGTGGCGATTACCCATGTGATGTCTTTGTTCAAATGTGGTTTTATGGATTCGCTTGGCCATGTCCCAGACGACATGATCGCTACAGCCTTGATACCGTTTTGATTAAGGGCGATAGCGTCAAAGATGCCTTCAACGAGCCAGACTTCGTCGCATACTTCAATTTTAAGAGTGGGTGGTTGCCACCAATAGCCTTTAAATGTGCCTTTAAAATTTTTGTTACGGCTTTCTTTGCTGCCGTCTTCGTTGGTGATGATGACATTATCTATTAGGCGCTCCCACATCATGGTTTTCGCGTCGTCTAAATAGAAACGAACAGTGGCCGTGCCTTTGTTGCCATGAGGATGCCAGTATTTTCCTTGCTCGAATAGGCCGCTTAGTTGTGAAAGCTCAAAGCCACGAATAAGCGAAAGGTAAGCCTTTGCTGTGGCGTTAGGGTCTTGCTCTGTGGGTGGGTGTTTTTCGTTGAGCTTTTCGAATAAGTCTGGAAACAGTTCGAATGTAGGCTCGGAGTAACCGCATTTATTAACGCGATCGCATTGCACGTTGCCAGGGTTATTTAGCCAGGTCCATAACGATTTTTTACCGCAGTCAGGGCAGTAACCACGTAGATAATCACCCTGAGGTGTCATTCTAAACTCGTGCTGCAGGCGGTTGATGATTTGTGGCGTTAAGTCGTATTCCATTGATTATGACTCTCTGTTTGTGCGTATTGTTTGGCTTGCTCTTACTGTTCTTATAGGACGTGGAGGTCGACGGCTTCCGGCTTGTGGAATCAGCATGTGAAACATTAAGAGGAACAGCAGGGCTTTAACGGAAGTGCTAGTGCCTTCGCGTATTTCTACTTTGATCAGTCCCATGGCGACGGACGTAGAGACGATTTCAGCGGCGCAGTGGCAATCTAGCTTTCGAGAAATACTCTCTAGGTGTTTGCCGACAGTGCTGTGGCTTCTAAAAAGCTTTAGGGCTATTTGTTTTTGCAAATAGCCCTCGCACAAATAACGCAATACAGCAGCTTCTTTAGCAGTAAGGGGTCCTTTCTCTATGATGCTTGCGTGTATTTTTTTCATTTTTCTTGTTCACTTTTTAGGTGTTTAACCAATATTTAGGTGTTTAAAGTTGGGTGATACTCTTTAAATAGAAATTATTCGACGACTTTATTTCCTCGAACGATAACGCCAAAACGCGCTTTTAATCCTTCGTTGAAAATCAGTCTACTCATGTCAGCAATACCTAGATTTTGGTCTTCAGATAGCTCCATAAGCTTGATTTTTACTGACTCACTGCAACGAAAGCTGATTTGTTCTGATATGCAGTTTTGACCTTTTCTGTTGATGCTTTTTACTGTTGGTTTAGACATTGTGCTTTCCTGTTATACTTAGTTTTCAGAAGGGGATATGTAATGACAAATGAAAATTTAACACCTAAAAAATGGATAGGCAAGAAAAAAGAAGGTGAAGTTTATCGCTTTCAATTATTCCTATCTGAAAGAAATATAAAACCTGAGGAAATACAGGTAGATACGGGTGTTACTGTGCGAACTATGACAAACAGTATTTATGAAGGAAAACCACTTGGTGCGAAATTGTTGCGTGAATTGAACGCAAAATATGGAGTTTCTATTGATTGGTTAGTGAGCGGAAAAGGACAAATGTTCGTTGATACGTCTGTTTCTCACCTCGAAATTTCTGAACCGCGCTCTGATTATGCAAATGACGACCCACGTTTCAATCGGATTGTTGGTCTTGTTCAGGAATTTATGGCAAACGCGAATGAAGATGAAGCTGCATGGTTAGAGACTCAGATGAAGTTCAATATTTCTCAGTTCAAGCAATTTTTGAATGATAAATAAGCCTTTAAAACACAGTTTTAAAGGTGCTTTCACTTTATCAATTCTAGGAGGCATAGAGGGAAAAGCGTAACTTTTGTAACCGATAAATTTCGCATTGTTTTTTTCTATATATTTCAATAGGTTAACGTATTTTTTAAATTGTAACTTTCTTGTAATTCGTTGTAACCGTATTATTTTAGAAAATGCCTCAAAGCCAGAGCTGTAAAGGGTTATAGCGGGTTACAGTAGGCTTATTTTCGTGTAAGTTTTTTGTTACCAGAAGGTGTAATTCAGTAACAGTATAATTACAAGAAAGTTACAATTTTTATAACGTCTAAAAACCATCTAACCTTATGATATATAAAGAAATATAAAAATATTTTTTTACTGGTTACAAAAGTTACGCTTTTCCCTCTATGACCCTGAGATTTTGAAATTCTCAAAACCCTATGCCTCAACACTCGCTTATATATCGATCTAACTTATTGTATATAAAGAATAAAATGATAATTATCTGGCGAAACCTTTAAGAAGTGTTCCCCACGCTTGAGGAATTGGTGTGACATAGAAGGAAGCCTGACTCTCTTGCGCATGAATGGCCATCCATTCTCAAGAGGCCATGCCTAAAACTTATATCGATCGTTGCCACGTTATGAAAGACGGTTTTACTCGTTCCAATCGTCTGTAGACCTTTAATCACGGGCGTTTAGTGGTAATAAGCCGTGAAGTAAATGCGTTGCTACTTGTTTGCTGATGGAAATAGGTTTTTACCTGTCTACTTTTTAAAGCCCTGATGTATAAGCGTTTGAGTCAACGATCGCTATTTATAGGGGTGCAAATGAGACTCTATTGCTGTCCAAACGCTTCAAAATCTTACATACCATGAAATTCTACTAACCAATTATTAAGTACTGAACCCCTTATGGGTCTTAGCTTTGACGGATACTCATTGGCACTTGGGTGTTTCAATGCACTAAAAAAATGCAAAAACCCTGCAGGCAAGGAGGAGTGAATTTTGTGGCGCGGGAATCCTGTTTAGATTTTTTCTGTAGGTCTGGCTGCATTCTGATTAGGTGGCGTGGAGCTGTGGTGGGTTATGCAATGCGTTTATGATAATGATTACCATAAACGCAATTTAACATAATAAAAGGGTATGTTTAAGTTTGTGATTCGCCCATAATTTGTTTTAATTTCGGAATGTACTTATCGATGAAAACATATTTACGTGGAATGAGGTCGACAGTAAGTAGTAAAGATAGTGTAGAACTTCTTATATTGTTATTTGTAATATCTTCAATAAACTTATCTAAGCTAACATAACTCTTAACTATATTGATTGCATCATCTTGTAGATGCGTGAAATGTTTTTTGTCTTCTATGTTTATTTCGTCTATTAATTCAAGCTGCTTATTATATTTAAGCCTTTTTAAAGACTCTTTTAGAGATACGCTCTTATTTGAATAGGTTTTAACAGGACTATTATTCAATGCTTCGCTGAGACTCTCTATCTTGGACTCATAGCTACGAATTCTCTGTCCAAACTTATCTAACTCCTTATTTTTTTCGCTCAACATTGTTTTGAAGTTGCTGACTTCTTCCTCTGACATACCCGCTCTTTTAGTTAACTCTTCAATGAGCTTGTCTTTTTCTTCGTTTATTTTTCCTATCTTTCCTTCTGTTTCCTTTACTTCGCCTTCGGTCTCTTCCATTTCCTCAACGATTTTATGCTTGTCTTTTACCACAAAGTCCCGCATTTCTTGGTTGTGGCCTTCGATTGTCTTTAGGCGTTCACCAAAGCCTGCTTCGATTTTAGCCAGTAGTTGTGAGGTTGTAGCTGTGAATTTGTGGGTGTTGTCATAGAAGGCGTTGCTACTGTCAGTCGCTTTAAAATAGAAGAGTGAGGCCAGCCACACAGAGAAGAAACCCAGTAATAGAGATAGCAAAGTAGGGAAGTCGACAGTTATATTTAGGTTTGTTTCAAACAATTTGTAACAGCCCACAGCTACGATCGCTAAGATAGAAATAGATTTGACCCATTCCCAGTGCCACGGTGTTTGTTTAGTGTGTTCTTGATTATCTGCCATATTGCCCTCTAGCATGGTTAATCCTTCACGATGTCTTTGTGTTCTATAATCGTTGATTTGCCATCAATTGAAAACATTTAATGAGAATGATGGTGTCTGCATACAAAATTTAGGTAATGTTAAGAGACGTTTTTATGAAGAAAAAGCCCGCTAAACGCAGGCTTTTATTCTATTTATGGCCATATCGAACTCATCGCCTCCCATCTCGCTACCAATGAATGACCGTTTTGTTTTGATGCAACTGATCGCTGTTGATCCTGAACCGGTGAACGCATCGAACACAACATCACCAGGTAATGAGCTGGTCTTGATTATGTGACTCATTAGGTCGAGAGGTTTTTCGCATGGGTGTTTGCCGGCATAAGGCTGCACCGGCTTAAAGTCCCATACGTTCGTAAATGGTACGTCTTTGGTTACATTGAATGTTCGTCTAGAGCGATTAAAGCCATCTCGCAGTGCTACAAACTCAGCTTTAAGTTCTTCATACGATGTTAAGGTATTACCAAATAGCTTATCCATTGTGTTGTAGTGTTCTTCACTTGGAATGCTGAACTGAGACCGACCAAACCAATGGCTAGACATTTGACAACCACAGGTCGATTCAACGTTCTTTCTTGTTTTGTTTGCATCACGACGTGCGTTATCCAGATACGATCGGACAGACTCAAAAGGAAAAGCGATCGGCTTTTTACTTTCTGCAAATATGATGTGCTCTGTTTGAGGAAAGAAACGGCGAAGGCTTTCTTTGTTACACCCACTATGCCGGCCACTGGGTTTTCGCCAAATGATTTGGTTAAGCACATTGAAGCGCTTGGCCACGGCTTGTTCCACTTCGTTCGCTAAATGTGGACCAGCGAATAAGTAAAGGGAGCCGGTTGGCTTTAACACGCGGTGTAATTCAATTAACACAGAATCTAACCAGGTAAAGAAGTCTTCTTTGTTCTTCCACTGGTTGTCCCATGCATCGCCTTTAACCTTAAAATAAGGTGGATCGGTGGCGATTAAATCTATGCTGTTATCTTCTAGAGTTGCTAGTAAATCTAAGCAGTCTGATTTACATAATTTGATGTTTGCTTCTTGGAATGTGTTCACGAGTATCATCCATTGTCTGACACTCGTGGTGTTCTGGTTTGGCGTTCGAGACGCTCAAGAAATTCATAGTTTTGCATCGGCTACATTTGATATGCAGCTCGATAAATATTCCGGTACCTAGTTTACGGCCACAACCGCCGCATCGAATATCCTTCATGCTCCTGCCACCTTATCTACATCTGCTTTTACTGCAGAAACCTTGATTTGTACTGCTGTTATTGCCGCACCTTGGGTTACTGGCCCAACGACATTGTTACTAAATGGATGGGTATGAGTAGCGACTATTTCCGCTAAATCTGCAACGAGTTGAGCGGTTTCCCCTGCTAATGCGACCAGGTTAAGCGCCGGTGTGCCTACCCACACACTTGGTGCCTTAATCGCTACACTGGCTTGCCCCGTTACTTCTGTCGTTTGTCCACTGATTGCCATTGCGCCGGTTGCGGTTTCTGTTATATCGCCACTGGCTGTATTGTTTATATTGGTGGCTGTGTTGCTAATATCACCGCCAGCAGAGCTTTCAATATTTGCGCCGGCATTCGATGTAATGTTGCTACCGGCTTTATGTTCGATGTTGTCCGCTGCGTCTGTTTTGATGTTGGCCAGGGCTTTGATAATGGCGTTGGCTTTGGTCGTAATACGTACATGATCAACGGCAGACAAATCCATCACACCGCCAGACTGAAAAACTACAGCGCCAAAGGCTTCTATACGTTTGATTGCGCCAATGATCTCTGTGTCATTGGCTTTGGTGTTTTTGGTGCTTTGGTGAAACGTCTCGATCACATCTAACGCTTCGATTACTCGAGTAAGACTTTTTTCGTGTATTTCTAAATCTGTTACGCGTTCTTGATTGCCGTCTTTGTCGATGCGTTGATAAGACGCTGCGCTGTGTTGCCACTTCTGTTCGCCGCGTTCTATGCCTGGCATGGTTAAACGATGAGGTAAAACTGAACGAATAAAAGGGCGGTTTGGTGAGCCATAAGCAAAAGCAATTTCAACCCAAGTGCCATTATCCGGATAAGCAAAATGGCCCATCCCATGACCCGCAACCGGCACAGACAAAATCACATCTTTTAGAACTGGCCATTTTGTATCTGGCTCGCCGTATTCATTGAGAATTTGAACGTCGACGGCATAGCGAGGTCGGAATTCATCGCACATATCACCTTGTTTTGGTGTCTCACGGACGCCAACTACTTCTGCAAAAATGGGCAAGTGATAACCGGCTGATATTTCAGGAAACAGATTGGTCACAATGCGTTTAATGGTTTTTACTATGTCCATTTCAACTCCATGTGATTGCCTGCAAATTCAATAATATTGATGCGTTTACCACTGATGCGAACGCCGGGTCTTAAAGCAGGGATTGCGGCTACTTTTGAACTATTTTGGGCGCTGTGTTCACTAAATAGGTTCTCTGGTAATTGCATGTTTTTCACGCTGGCCCAGCGAGAATCTGCCCAAGATCCAACGTAAATAACGCCACTTTGTTGTTGCCAAATGAAGTCGGGAATATTGAATACGCGCTCGAGTGCGGCCATGGCTTGATAGCCATTCCCCAAGTTATAAAAGTTCGCCACCTTGCGAGTGGCATAGTCTTTATCCGGTGTTGAGAAATCTAAGCCTGTTATATCGTGAATGGCCTTTAAGACTTCACGCAAAGAAACATGGCGTAAATTCAGCGGTAATGTGTGAAAAAGAACGCTAGATAGTTCACGACAAAAGATTTTTACTCGCTTGTCGCCCGTCGTCACAACTTGATCGGTCACACCAATAAACCAACGCTGCAGAGCATCTTGCGTGCTGTAGCCAAAATCAAAGGTTACCAGCTGATTTTTATTAATGGTTTCTTCGTCACTAATGATCGTAAATTCAGCACGACCAGCGGCGTACAAATCCAGTGCGATATGCTCATCAACTAAATTACGTTTAATGCCACCAATGCTTAGCGCTTTGTTTAATCGCATTATTCAGCCTCACTCGTGCCGGCGATTTGTCTATCTGCCCACTTCATTACTTTTTCCATACCAGACAAATCTTCTGCAGTCGGGACCGCATCGTCGGAGACCGTCTCGCCATTTGGCGCTTGGTCTGTCACTGGTGTGGCTTCCTGTCTTGATTCCGCGATCTCTGAGACCGAGCGTTGCTCAACAAGTTTGAACGAGACTTTCCAAAGATTAAAAGTCGCATCTTCACGAACAGTAATGTCACCTTGAAATCTCACTTGGCGTATGGCCATAGCTTCGGCGGTATTGTTGAGAATGTCGTAAGTAACACGTTCTACTCGTTCTGTTTTCGCTTTTGCTAAATTAAGCAAGTCAGTTAGATCTTTCGCATTATCGAATTTGATCTCCATATTCACAGACAGTGACTGAGGTTTATCACCTGTTTCTGCCTGAGCCGACATACTCGAACTACCGCTCAAATCTTCACCCGCCAGAGATAGCGTTGCGGATATTTTGAGTTCAGAGCCTTTTATTTTTTGACCATTAAGCGCAAGCATTAGGGCATCAACTCCCGTAAAAAAGCTAATTCAGCTGACGAGCCAGAAAAAACCACCATGGCCGTAATCGTATAAGCATGGTCTCGTTGATTAACTCGCATCGCGTTCTTAATGTCTGTCTCGGCATAGAAACGCCAACCAGCGCCACCGGATAAAATAGGCGCCGCCGGCAAAGTAGGTTTTCTTGATTCGAACGCAGTTAAATTGGCTAAAGGGTCGGAAACAGCTAACGCATTGGCTTCATTCAAAGCAGCGTTGCTGATCGCGTATTTTGATTGCTCCGCGATAGATGGGATGGAATTAATAGCGATCGTTTTTTTGCTTTCTTTTGTATCGACTAAATCGAATTTATCAGATTCTAACGTGATCAAAGCTTGTGCGTGTCGATACCACTTTTCAAACTCTTTAAACGGAAATGCCGCATTTAACGCCGCTGCTTGCTGTGCAAAATCGGTCATGCTTGCCGCTGTAATAGCGATCGCAAAAACGGCTTTTGAAATGTCTACTCGAGCGGCCACCGCGTTCACGGCATTAGGGAATGACAACCATGTATGATTGCCATTCCCTTCTTTAATGCCATGCGACCAAGGCGACACAGTGAAAACAGTTAAGCTTTCACTAATAGCAGGCGCACTTGATGTGGGAGTCGATAAAGACAGCGAAGACCAGGTCATTTATGCGCTCACATTAATTGGAAAGCGCGCATGAATACTTGCCACCGCAACAAGGCCTGCTTCGCGGGCGGCTGTTGCGCCTTCAGCATCATCTGCCGCATCTTTTCGAATGGCTTCTAAAAATAGAGGATCAGATTCAGTTCTGTATGCTACTTCGCGTTGTGCTATGGCCTTAGCTTTTAACTCTTCCGTTGTTGGCTCTGGCTCCGATGGCTCTTCTAGCAAAGCACCTTCCGGCAAATCTTCACCATCTTCGGTTTTATGCTTTGATCCATCAGCCAACCAATACTCTTGGCTTGCTGGATAATATTTCCAATCGCCTGTTGCGAAGCCTTGAACAAAGTCTTTCTTTTCGGGTAACAGTTTTTTATCGGTTGCATTGCGGAGTGGGACAGGCTTTCGCTCTGGATCGAACGGATCGATTTGCTGTCGAACCTGACCGATAAATGGCCATATTTTTTTTGACCTATCAAATGCGTTTAATTTCGACATAATAATAACCCTTAGCAGTAAAATTCAGCGTTTTGTAAATAGTTTTCAGGGTGGTTATCTGCCGCCGTTGGCACCACTCTTGACACGTCTAAAGTAACTCCCGTCGCATTGCTTCTGTATGAAGTATTACCCTCTGGTACAACCTGATTTTTTGATGAATTAGCAAACGCGCCACTTGTACCACTGAATACCCCACCTGAAAATCCCGTAGTAGATGTTATAGAGCCAGTAATATTCCTAATAGCATCCGTTTCCCAGCTACCTAATTCACGACCAGCCAGACTACTTCCATTGAATCGAATAAATGCACCGTCAAACGTCAGAATAGTAAATGTTGTAGCTCCATCACCATCACCAAATCGCGCCCCCCAAACCTTCAAATCAGCATCTTTTGTCGCCTGATCAATAAGTCCATCTTTTTGTGCCAATGCAAATAAAATGGGATGTAAATCACGACGTAACTCACCGCCGTCATAGTGCATTTTTCCCGCGCCAGTGAAGGAAAACGGGGACGTAATTAACCGCCCAATCAAAGAAACCGGATTACCATTTTTGGGGTTAATTTGATTTGTTAAATAAAGAGAGCCATCAATATATGTAACCGTTGCCAACGCTGTAACAAGTAACTGAGTATCGTCAGTTATGCTCGCAACAGCGACAGGATCTAAGTCATCAATTTTGATAGTCACTGTTTGTGCTGTATTTGTTTCTGAAACTATAAAACTAAACTCGTCATAATCATTTAACGCCGCAATTGGCGTCGCACCCGATTTACTGGTTAGAACAATACTGTCACCATCACCCGAAACCGTGAAAAGCCGTTTTTTGGTCTGCAGGCTATCCGAGTAATTTTTTTGATTACTTGCTTGTTCAGTTGCAAGAGCCTTAGTTTGATATTGTGTATGCGGATTATCTTTATCTTCATGCTGAGTTAGGGTTTCATAAGTTATCCGCCCATCATTTACTTCACCCGGCGCATCAATATCCGCGATTTTGGTTAGGTAGTGAGCGATCCCATTCCCGTCCACATAATCCGCAAATGGCCCTGCATCGATGACAAATTCCGCAACGGCGGTCATGTCTGAAATATCACCTTGAAGACTCACGTTCAGCCAAATTTCATTTGGGAATGTTGATGTAATTACTTCATGAGTAGCCACATTCTTGGCTCTAATACCGCCCACATAACCAATGCCTGCGGCGACGCTATAAGTGCCAGCGGATCCGGTTACTTTCCAGCCATCATCAAGAAAGCCTTCATGGCCATAAATGTCTAAATTCGTTAAACGCTCGCGTTCATCGATGCCATTTAAACGATCGCTAAAATCAATCTGCCATGTCTCAACCGGAACGGTTGTCGCCGTGATGTTTTGTATGTCGGTATATTCAATTAAAAAGTTTCGTGTGATTGTGTTACCAGGAACACCACCGACACTTTTGCGCTTCTGGATGTTTGGTACATGCGACACAACAACAAGCACACCGTCTTCATCGACAAGACCAATCCAGTTGAAATCGTAGTCGCCAAGGTTTGATCCCATAACAAGCGAATAAACCACTTGATTCGGGTTTACATAACCGCGCTTTGTGAAGGGGAGGGTATCGACGATTAACGACGAATCGGGCATGACTGTAATGCGATCGGCAGGCTCAGCATCTAAATTTGGTACGTTAGCCAGTACGAAATTAGCGATCGTTAAGCCGCCGTTTACGCTTTGGTTCAGCGCGATTTTGTTCTCACCCGCTATGGTTAAAAAAGGCATAATGTCTCTCTCTAAAAAGTTCTCTCGTAATATTAAATTCGTGCAACATCGAGCGACCAATAATGGCCACAATCCGTTGTTTGTACGCCTACGTTTACGGTTAATGGGTCGTTAGGTTGCCGTGCAACATCGAGCGACCACGAATGTCCCAATTCAATAACGCTAACGCCGATAGAAATAGGACTGATTACTTCAAGTCGATACCGCCGGCATGTACGCCCGTATTTTTGGATAACGTGGTCTAGTAATTCCGAACTTTCAGAAAGTTGATAGTCTGAAAGTCGCAGCGTAATAACATCCCATTCGACCTTGTCGAAACGTTCTTCTAACTCAACATAACCAATACCAAGACGTTCAAAAATGGCGATAAATCCTACTGTCGAACCAGCGTCTTTTGCATTGATCAAAGCGTATTTCACCCGCTTGCGATAAAGCTCTTCAGGCTCGTTTGGGAAGCGTTGTATATCTCGCTGGTAAGCCAATAAGTTCACAATGCCGATTGATGCGGTTAAGGCATCCATTTGCGTTAGCGGCCAGCGCACCCAAGTTTCGGTTCGTTCCCACCACGCCTTGGCTGCTTTAATTAGCTTGCTGGACTCATCAGCGGTAAACCAAAAAACCAACTTAATATCGATCACGCAGCGGCCCTCATCGTTACATTCAGTGAATCCACAAACGGCACCCACAATTCGGAGGTGATCGCATCGTCTTCAAAATCCGCACTATTCAAGCCGTCTATCTCAAATTGGTTTTGCAATTCCTTACTAAGTTTGGAAAAGCTAAAGCGGCTAAACGGCTGTGTGAGCGTTGGCGAGTAGCTTTTATTGCCACGAAAGGCCGCATTGATCATCGCCTCAACATTCGTTTTTAAGTTGGCAATATCATCTGCAGATAAAAAGGCCTCGTGCCACACATCAACCACCACCGCCGCCGGTTGTGTTGGTAACTGATAAACCTGCAAATCATCCCCATGGCCATGGTGGCCTTGGTCGGTAATGTAGGCGTTGATATTGGTTAGATAGGTATTAACCGGTGCCGAGAAATCAAAAAGTACATAAGCGTTTGCTGTGCCTGGTCCACGCGGTGCATCGTGAACGATAGAAATAGCATCGACCGATACACCAGGGAATTCTGCGATAAGCGATTTATAAACACTGTCCGTATGAAACGAAGACGCGGTACCAAACTGATTACGAATACGGGCGCGTAACGAGTCGTCGTTTTCTGTGTCTGTGCCTGGCAATGTTAGCCAGCCATCCCCGTTTGCTACGCTAGCAATATTAGCGATCGGAACGGGTAATATAGAAAAATAGCCGGACGATAGATTAAAAGCCGAGCCAGCTTCCACCCCTTCTACTTGTACGTCTGTGCTAATAGCGCCAGCAGAAAAGGTTGATTCTGTCAGCGTTTTAACTTGGTAGATTTTGCCATTCAACGTCGCAGTTTGAATAATGGTTCCAGCGGGAATAGTCACCGCCGAGGCAACATCGGCACGGGTGAAAGTCACCACGCCTTGTGCTTTTACTGCCGCTTTCCGAGTCAAATTCACCGCATCCGCGAGCAGCTCTAAAAATACACCGGTTGCGTATTTAACAAACGAATTTGGCATCACAGTCGTCATCATCAACTGGATTAACCAAAGCGCTGGTTTAGTAATTAGTGCGGTGATCGCTTTCCAAAACGGCGAGTACTTGCTGTCGTTATTGATCGTGCTACCGCTGGCTTTTACATCGGCTTTCCATTGCGCATCTAAGCCTTCCTGAGTAGTCGGAATGCCAGCATCATCTAAGATTTTTTTGAATTCAGCGTTAGACATTAGTTACTCACCTCGACATTAATATTACCGTATTTGTACGTTGTGGCCGTGATGTAAAAGGTCTCAATATCAATTTTGGTAATGACGACCGTGCCAGGTACTAAACGCACATCGTCTTCAATTAATAGAGTCAGTTTTTGCAAATTACTGCGCACTTTGATGTTGTCGCGCTGGCCGATAATCTCGACCATTAAGCCGCTTTCACGGATCAAATGTTTAATATCCTGAGCGATACAATCCGCGTCATAAACGAGCATTGGCTCGCCAGCAGCGTCGAACGTGAAGTCGTCATTAGTAACTAATAAATCAACGTAATCAGCCATAATTAACCCACCGCAAACGCTAGGTCATTAGCGAGTGATTGGCCGCTCATGGCTTGGCCATAGTTATTAACGTGCACGTCACCAATAGAGCGAGAGCTGTTATTTGATGTCGCGTTACTGATCTGATTTACCAACCCACCGCCAGCCATTTTTGGGGCTTGGTTGGATAAACTAGCAGGTGCGGCCACGGGTTTTGGCATGTCTGTCGCTGTGTCAATATTGATGCCCGGGATCATATTTATTTTGTCGATTAACCAATCAATCGAATCACCAACAAATGAGAAGACGTTCATCCCGCTTAAATAGTTTTTGAATGACGCCCACCACTCAGGAAGCTTATTCCAAAGGGCCAACACGCCATCGACAAAATCAAACACGCCAATAAATTCAGCAAACGCAGTACTCCATTCGCTCAGTTTGGTCGTCCATGTGTCCCAATAGACCACAGCAGCAACCACGGCAGCGGTTAGCGCAATAACGCCAACAACCACCCAAGTTATAGGGTTTGCCCATAAAGCGGCCGCCATTCCCCAAAGACCACCGTTAAAAATCCAAATCGTTGCGGCGGCTAACTTAGATTGCAGCATCATTACTTTCATACTGCCCAACATACCGAGTAAGCCAAACTTAGCCGTGGCCATCACACCATTGCCCAAAGCAATCGAGAGGTTCATGGCTAACCAACCGGCTTTTGCAGCAGTAAGTAAGGGGCCAAACGGAAGCAGGGCGAATTTCATTAATGCGGCGCTGGCAGTCCAACCCACAATCATAAATTTGCTAAGGCCAACAACAACCGATAGGGCAGATAAACTGCCTACCAAAATACCAATCCCCATTACGCCTTTAATGACCCAACCAGTGAGGTGTGGAAACATATCCATCCACTTAGTCATCGTTGTCATAGTGAGTGTGATCTTGTCGTAAACGGGCGAGAACACTTTTAATAAGCGCTCGCCAAATTCCATGCGAAAGTTTTTAACCGCGGCGGCGGATTGGTCCCAAGGATCGGCAATCGCCATAGCCATGGCGGTCACATCGTCCAGACCTTTGACCGATTTAATACTTTCTAAATTGCCTTTGAACGTATCTAAGCTGCCAGCCATCGCCGCGAGAACCTGTTGTCCTCGCTTACCAAATGCTTTTTGCAGCATCTGCTGATCGCCAGCTTTACTCAAGTCACCAAATTTGCCCTGTAACTTGGTAATAATGTCGACCATGGGCAGAGCTTTATTTTGTGAGTCAGTGAATTTCATCCCTAACGTAGTTTCAGCCTTGCTGATATTTGCCAAGAATGAAGAATAGGCGTTACCGGATCGGCCACCCTCTACCATGGTGTTTTGCAAAAATCCCATCACGGCCAATTGCTCCTCGAGGGGGACTTTCATTGCGGTGGCTTGTTTACCAATGTTCTTCATGGCTTCGCCCATTTGGGTACCATCGGTATTAAACAGTTGCACCGCTTTTGCCGTCTTGCTGATTAACTTATCCATGAACGCGGTTTTTCCGATCGCATCGGCTTCCACAGCATGAATGTTAAACATTTGGCCCACGTAAGCATTGGTCGATTCCAAGCTGCCCTTCGTCGCTGTAGCCAACATGGTCGACTTATTAGCCAACATGCTTAGTTCATTGCCTTTTAAGCCTGAAATCGCACTTTGTAACTTGTACGACGCATTGACGATCTCAGTAGCGTCGGAACCATATTGCACAGCTGTGGCCATACTTGTTTTACGCAAGTGTTCTAAGGCGGCATTTTCAACGCCCAAACTCGAAATGGTACCCAGTGCGGTGCGCATCTCTTTGGCCGGCTCTAGCATTTTATCGAACGCATAACCCACAGAAAAAAGCCCAGCCACGCCATAGCCTATCTTTTGATAGCCTTGCTGGATGTTGCTTGTCACTGTGTCCATCGTTTTCATCATCTTGCCGGCAGGGCCAGAGACCTTGTCCATCAAACTGACAATGAAATCGAGTCGTTGTAATGCGCTCATAACAATCCTATAAAACTTTGCCGATGCCGTTTGCCACAGCGTTGCTCATGTTTTCCCAGTAGCGCTCGTCTAAATAGAGCGCTTCGCCCATGGTCGATTCGTTAAACTCTTGACCAGGTAACCAATGTTTGACCAGACACATCATCTGGCCAAGCCCGTTACTTTTTATTTGTTCAGCGATGTGCTCGGCTTTTTTATTTTCACCGATAAAGTTCCGTTCATCGCTTGTGAGACTTCACCCATCATTAAGATGGCCAACATACCGCGAGGCACTTTTTCATCAACGAGAATGATGTCTTTAAACTTCGCTTTATCTTCCTGATGAACATGAGCCATCAAAAAGTTATAAGCAGGACCAACTTTTTCGTCTGGCATCGAGTCATTAATATGTTGGTTGTAGTTTTCCATAGTGACTTCAAAACGTAAGTCTTGCTCTTCTTCACCTTCGCCCAATGTGATTGTAATTAATGGCATGTATTACCCCTTATTTGGTTAGTTTGTTTTGTAGATATTTTTCGAACATGAAAATGGCTCTCGCCCCCATGTGG